TACTTATAAGCAGAAAGTTTCCATTCAATAACATTTATATTATTGTTTGTATAATTAAGGACGCTTAGGAAGGCGTGTAATTCTACCTGCAGCTACTGAATCAGGATTTGAAGTATCGCTTCTTAAAGTCTCATCGTAAGTCCCTTTTTCAAAACTATCGTTGATAGTAGGAAAATTAGGGTCTGAATTTTGGACTAAAGGCACAAGACCATCTAATGATTCATCAGTAAAAGTTGCAGCTTGTAATCTTTCTAATAAAGTAGTTCCCATAATGTGTTATTTTGTTATAAATATTAAAGGCACCTATTTTCTAGATGCCTTTGTACTATAAGTTGGTTGATTTGATGCTTGTAATTTTTGTTTAGCTGATTTAGGGTCAGCAAAATCAATATTATTTTTATTTTTTGATGTATTATTATAAGCGTCTGATTCTTTTTGTCTTTGATCTGCTATAAAGTTAAATGTTAATTTTCTTAACCAAATAGGCATATCATATACTGTGTGATAATCATATCCACCGTTACCATAATAACATATATCATGGATAACTTTAAATAATTGAAATCTGTATTCGTTACTCAGGCCAAAAAAACGTAATAGTGATAGGAATGTTGATGACCTCCGATTCACCATCTGAATTAATGTAATTTGCTGTTAATTCAATATCGGGTTGTGTTTTTTTAAGATGTTCTCTAAAATCTTTAGAATCTCTAGCTAATAAATAATTATCAACAAATTCTCTAATTGTTTTTTTATCTGTATTTCCACCAACTGATAAAATCATATATTTTAATCTAGTTGATAATTCAGCAGATGAATTTTTATCAATTTTTTTCAATCCATCTAATTCAGCTTGAACTTCTTTTTCATCTTTACCTGTTAATAACTTATATGTTATTTCAGTTTTTGAATGAGGAAATGTATAACTAAAATTATTTGTACCTGGAGTGTGTGTTAATTCATCTAAATAACGAGTTGGGCATTCAGTTAAGTCTACTGTTACTGTTTCTTCACCCATTTTAAAACTATAATCTTTACCGTATCCTAAAATACGAGAAGCAATCATAATAGCATTTTTATCACCTACAATTAACTCATCATAATTAATCTTAGATACAATTAATGATTGTAATAATTTGTCTAAAACTACACCTTGTTTGATATAATTCTGGTTAGTTAATATATCCTCTTCTTTCGCCGTCATATATTTCATTTCGACTTTACCGCTTGATAACGGATTATCTGCGGGGTATATTAAACCTTTTGATGGTAAATCCACCATCTCTGTTGGGAATTTGAACTTGTTGTCTTCCATAAATTTGATTTGTTTATAACTATGTTTATATATATAAATATATGAGAAAAAAAGAAGCTCGCCAAAAGGCGAGCCATCTTAATCCTGTATTTCGGGAGGGGGAGGTTTAGAAATTTAAAATACAATAATCTGGTTGTATAGTTAATGCAATATTTTGTGCTGTTGAATCTGTATCCCAGTTGTAATCACCAAAGTTAGCTGATGTAATTAAAGCACCTTTGATAATCCATTCTGAAACAATATCACCTACTGGTCCTAATACGTCTAATGTTAAGTCTTTCTTATAAAAATCACTATAACCATCTCTACCAGTTACTGATTCGTGATGTAAACGTACCCATTCCATTACCGCCTGAGCTCCTGAAGGAGTGATTGGGTCAAATAATGTCATTTGAATTTCACCCCATTTGCTTTTACCTTTTACAAAACGTTGAACGTTAATGTGGTTTAATACTACTGTATCTTGTGTTAACGTTACCGCATTTACTCCTTTAATAATATACGCTGGAATACCATCCATGTATAAAATGAAACGGTTCTGTTGTTTCGGTTCGAACGCTGTGAAAAATATTTCGTTTGGATCTAATACTGCCATGTTTATTTTTTGTTATTTATTCTTTATTATAAATATTATTTAATTTAATCCTTACGCTGGGAATGTTGCTCCTGTAGGTAAGATGTTGAAATCTAAGTAAATAAATTCAGCTGTTCTTGTAGGTTGGATATAAATTTGTCCGATCAACTCATTTCTATCAATTACGTCTGCTGTATTATTTGTTTCATTCATAATTACTCTAAACGCGTATAAACCTTGTTTTTGTTGAACTGATTCTAAGTATGGATTTACTTGTGATAAGAATACATTTCTTGTTGCTGTTGAATTTTGTTCGAATACTAATGTATTAGCAATTTGTGAAATATAGTTCTTAAGAGCAATTAACAATCTTCTAACATTTACTCTATCTAAAGCTGATGCTTGAGTTTGTAATGTTTTCTGACCATATACTACTGTACCTGTTCCAGGGAATGTAGCAATAGGATTTACTTTGTTTGTATATAAAGTATCTCTACTTGTTTGTGGTAATTTTTGTTCTGCTCTAATTACTTGTAATCCACCTCTGTTAATACCTGCTGGTGCAAACCAAGGCTCAGCTACTGTATCATTAAATGCAAACACACCTGCCATTACTGTTGATGCTGGAACCCAAACGTTCTTTCCTGTAGCAGGATCAATCATTTGAACCCAAGGCCAGTATGAAGCAGCGTATGAAGTATTTCTTGAATTAGCTTGTGTTGTTACAGCAGATAATGTTTGAGTCCCATAAGGCACTAAATCTAATATAAATAAACTATCTCCTCTTGTTTGAGTATTATTAATCATTGATGTACATTGTGATGTATATCCTGAGTTGTATAATCCTGGAGCAAATAAGATGTTAAATTTGTATTCGTCTTGGTTTGATAATAAACTGATCATATTGTTATAATCAGCGCCTACTAAACCTTGTGTGTTTGAAGCATCAATAGTTTCGTAAAAATTAGCTCCTGCTGCTACTGTACCAACACCACCTGTAAATGAACCACTAGCGTTAACTGGGATTGATGAGGTATATTGTGGTTTAGCTACTCCTGTATTATCAAAATAATACGGAGTTGGAGTATTTACTGCTGAAACTCTTACATAACGTGAAGCGTTAAAGTAAGAACCAGATACTTCAATTTGGTTTGTTGTTGAGTTATAATTTTGATCTTGATCTCCAAGTACTTTAGCTACATAGTTAACAGCAAACGGATCTAATGATAATCCAGTCCAAGTTTCTAATACAATTGGATTATTTGTATTATCATTACCTTGACGAATTAATAAACTAAATGTTCCCGATGCTGTATCTGCGTTTGAGATTTGATATCTAATGTTATCTGCTGAACCTGAAGCTAATGAACCACTTACATCTATTGATGAAGAACTGTTCATAATAATACCTTCAGATAATGTTTTTAAAACAAATGCTGGAGTAGTTGAATTTACAATATCAGTAGCAGCTAATGTAGCAACTACGTTACCAACTGTTCCGATTGAACCTGATAAGAATGTAAATGTATCACCAATATTATATCCTGTACCTGCTGTTGTAGCTGTAATACTAGTTACTAATGAACCACTAGTTTTAACAATACTAAATACTGCTCCTGCTCCTGTTGTACCTGAGTAAATGTAACTACCTGTAGCTAAACTACCTGTTGTACCTGAAACTGATGCTGTTGAGTTAGTAGAAATGTTACTTAAAGCAGAACCTGTTTCTAATACTCCACTTTCTACATTATTTAAAATTGCTGTACTAGTTGCTGGTGTCCAAGTGTTACTTGCACTTACTACTCTAGCTACTAATAATGATGTACCACCATTGTTAAAGTAGTTATAAGCAGCAATTGAAGTAAAGAATGATACATTATCACTACCACTTTGGAATCCTGCACCAAATTTATTTACGTAATCGCTGTATGAGGTAACAACAGTTGGAATTTCAACGGGACCTAAAACTGTAGGACCGATAATTGCTGCACCTACGTTAACTGGTTGTTGTCTGATAAACGATGAATCGTTTTCTCTTGCTAATACACCAGGGGAAATTAATGTTTCTGCCATGTTATTTGTTAATAAGTTTAATGTTTATTATAAATATATTAAGGAATCTTAAAATCATTCGTTTCCGATGAATTCTCCACTATCTATATTAATAGTTCCTACACCGTATTTTGATTGAAGTTCTTGACTTAATTTTAATTCTGTTATTTTAATTTCTTTAAGTTCTTCAGTTATTTCTTGTTTTTGTAATTTTAAATCTTGGATTGACATTTCAATTAATCCGTATTTATCAATTAATTCAGCTCTTAATTTTTGAATTTCTTTTACTGATAAAACTTCAGATTCTGTTAATTTTTCTATTTTCATGACTTTTATATTATTTTAATTATGATGGGTTAGCGTTACTTAATGTTGTACTTATTGAGTATATTATACCTTGTACTTCTGTATTAAACCAAATAGTGGCGGTGCCCGGGGTGTTTGGATTAGTTAATCGTATAGCAAATTTACCACTTGAATCTGTTACAGCATGATTAATTGAACCTGAGTTTGCTATAGGTACAATATTACTACCTGAAACTACTAAATAAGTAACAGTTCCTGATGCTTGTTGGGCGGATCCAGTTTCTACAGTACTAGTCCACCAATGTATTAATTGTTGTGGTTGTGTTAATGGTGAACTATCTGGGTTTGAAAATGTAGCTGTAATTGCTCTTTGAGCTGTTGTTGAACCACTTACTGCTAAACTACAACTTACAAGTGCTGATAAACCTGATATACCTGAAAGACCTGAAAGACCTGATAAACCTGAGCGACCTGAGGTACCGGATAAACCTGATATTCCTGATAAGCCTGAAATACCTGAACGACCGGAGATGCCTGATCCCGCTACTAATGCCCATGAACTTGGTGATTCAGATGGAGAAGCATCTGAATTATTGTTTAATGCTATATAAGAATTACCGCCTGATGAAACTATATCATTAATTTGATAATTTGTAACACTACTCCAAGCACCTTCCCAAATTAATCCTATACCTGATAAGCCTGAGCGACCTGAAATACCACTTATACCAGATACAGTTGGAGTAGCAGCAAATGATGCTGTTAAAGCATATGAAGCTGAAACTGCGTTAGAAGAAGTAGCATTCAATGTACCATTCATATTTAATGAACCTGTGACAGTTAATGAACCACTTATTGTTATATCATAAGCTACTGTACCTGTTAAGGCATCAATAGATTGAGTTATTTGAGCTGCTTGTACAGTTGCGCCAGTTGCTATACTCGCACTAGATAAAGTTAATGCCATTTAATAGTTTTATTATAAATATGGAAAGATAAGAGAAAAACCGCTACTGCTAGCGGTTTATAAATATCATATTATAAGTAAATAATATATTAATCTATTTGAATTAATTTGTAAAATATAATATAATTATCTGATGTTTTAACATCATTAAATTCTTCTAATTTAAATTCATGATATTCAATTTCTTTTACTTCTTGTAATAAACCATTAAATTCTTCTTGAAATTGTATATATAATGGATTAAAATTTGTTTTAGTCTCATCAGTCCATACAGGAATTTCAAAATTATCATTTTTATCTTTAGTACCATACTTTACAATTAAATCTTCTTTTAATTGATTAATAATAGATTTTTCAGATGATGTTTTTTTAGCTAAGTTAGTTAACCAATATTTAGTAGGTAAACTTAAATTTTCGCTTAATAATCCTAGTGATAAAATTTCACCTGTTTCTTGATTTACAAAACCGTTAAGTTCTGAGTCAAGTTTATAGATTTCTTGTAATGATAACTGAATATGAGCCATTATTGATTAGCTTTAACTTGTTTTGGTTTTTTAGTTGATTTTGTTTTATTACTATAGTAATATTTTTTCTTTTTAGCTGGTTTTTCAGCTTCATTAAATGGTTTTTCTACTGCTACTGGAGCATCTTCAAAGTGAGGATAGTCTTCAACAGGAAATAAAGAATTTGGTTTTTCGTTTGTAGGTGTATTTTCTTTTCCTACAAATGCAGATACAATAATAATTGCTACTAATAATATAGTTACAATAAAAATTAAAAGTGATGACATAATTTTTTAATGGATTTTATGGGTTAAGTTTATATATATAAATATACAAAGATATTTTAAAGATCCAAATTAAAATTTATTTTTTCTTAATTCTATCAACTCTTCTAATTTATATTCATTTTCTTCTACTGGCCAATCATATAGTGTACTATCTATACCTTTATGTAACACACCACCAGGTACACATAATATAAAATTTTGTTTTCCTTGAGCACCTGGTGATTTAGGATTCCAATATGTTAATTCCCAATCTAAACCTGCGTTCCAAGATGAATTAACTTGTGGATTATTATGTTGACTATCTAAATGAATAGGCATCATATCTTTAATATCTTTAGCTCGCATAACCATATGTCCTGCTCTACATGATCCTTTTACACATAAATTTCCAAATTGAGTTTCAAGCCATCCTAATTCACCATGTTCTTTACTCATATAACCTGTAGCTACATATCTATCAGGATAAGTATTTAATATATCACAATATGTACTTATTGGTTCATTAAATAAATTGTCTTGATCTGTAAACTGAATAAAATCATAATCATCAATATTCATGTTATCAAACATTTGAAGCATAGCTCCTCGTTGACCCATATTAAATTCTGAACTATACACTGTAAAATTATTATTTATATTTTCATTAATAACTTTTAATATTTCTTCTTTATTCTCTGGATTTGAGTTATCAACAATATAAATGTCATTTATAATACCTGGTTCTTGGATATCTTTTAATGAATTAATAATATTTT